TGTAACGCTCATCTTCCGTCAGCAGCTGAATCCGGGGACCAGTGCCGATGGTGTCATTTGCCAGCATCTGAACCAAGCCTTTTGCATAAGAATTGTTTGCAACTTCATACCGGGAACGCATCCGGAGCGTTTTGCGGATTTCCGGATTTGCCTCCTGGTCGGCAGAAAGATAATCTGCCATACCCCAGTGCCGAATGTTATCCCGGGTGGTTTGAGCAGCATCAAATCTGCCGATGACCCTGACGGGGTTTTCCGCAGGAGGAGTTCTGCTGCGGAACATGGATTTCAGTTTTTTCAGCATCATACTGCTCCTGAATGGTTGAGTTTGGTAATTTTCAGACCACTTCCGTTGCGCAGAGCTTTCTTTTTGGCAAGATATTCATCTGCAGCGATCTGGTCTGCAATGGAATGCTGTTCTACTTTCTGACCGTCAATATCCACGGATTTCGGACCAGTGGCATTCTGACGGATTTTATCTTCAAGATTCTCTTGATTTTCTGACATAAAACTCCTTGACTTTTACGGTGTTGTGAATTATATTACCATGTGATGTATTTTATCGAAAGGGCTTTTTTATGGCAACAGAATTACAGCAGAACAAGGATATGGCAAAGACTGAAAAAGTCCGTAAGTCCATACTTAAATTCGGCGAACGCTATGCCAAGTCCTTTGAAAAATTGGCAAAGTGATTATTCCGCTTTGCCAGCAGCCATCTTTGCCTTGATGTAGTTTTCCACACGCTGAATCCGCAGACCGATCCATTCCATAACATTGACGCACATACTGTTTCCGCAGGCCTTGTAGCGTGGAGCATCCGGACATTCCTCTTCCGGTTTTCCTTTCCAGGGAATCCTGGTGTGATTGTCAGGAAATCCCATAAGACGCTCACATTCAACCGGCAGCAGTCTGCGGACGGTGGCTCTGCTCATTACCTTGGGACCGGAAGTATTCGGTTCTCCGCTGGCAGAAGTAAGTGTTCCTGCAACATCGCCGGTGATCTGCTGATTGTAAACATCCACTCCTTGCGGTGATTGATATGCCACAGCGTGAACATCCTTTGCAGTCTGGGTATACATCACTCCATCTTCGCTGATACCGAGTCCGGAACCACCCTTGCGCTCTGCCTTTGCCATTTTGTCACCATCAAGTGCAATTACTTCACTTTCAATGACAACAGTTTCTGTTCCCGGGCCGTTGGCGGTAACGGTTTTGCCTGCTTCAGCTTTGGTCACATACAGACCGCCATTGGGACGGTCGGCACGTGTTCCGTTGGCATCGCAGGGAGAGATATTAAAACACTCTTTGACCGCTACTGCCGGGATCACCTGACTTCTGACCGTGGGGAAAACCTCTTCCCAGTATCCCTCCTGATTGCCACCGGCATCATTTTTGATAAATCCGAGAACATCCTGCACCAGCGGAAGATTATTTCCGCCTGTGCCGCATCTCCCGGTGATTGTCGGAGAAACTCCATCAGTTTCTGTGACTCGGCTGTCATTGGCATGATTTTCATAACAAATGACTTCCGGTTCTTCGTACACAGCTTTTCCACCTTTGTAATCGGTGGCAATCAGGGTCGGAGAAACTTCTTCTTCCTGGACATCGACTTGCCGCATATCAATTACGCATTGCAGTTTTTTCTTATCCGGCATCAGCTGATTATTGCTGGTACAAGTCAGAGTGTCGGCTTTTTCACTGCCGTCCCACCACTGCACCAGCGTCTGGTCATTGGCAGTTGCCAAAGTAAGAGAGCGTTCCGTACTGATCAGCGGTCCTTTCCCGCCACCGGAGCAACCCTCACGCATCCGCACGGTATGACTTACTCTGTGCAAGCCGCCTGTCTCTGCAGAGCCATCAACAGAAGAGATGGCAGAGTCTTGCCGCGTCTTTCGGCTCGGCGGATTATCCCGGTCGCGCATTTCGCCGTCAAGAAGTACCGCTGCGGGATACTGCCAGTCAAAAGGATTTCCGACAGGCTGGCTACGGTATCCGACCACGAAGAGTCTTCTTCGCCGTTGGGGAATAGCTCGCGGGAACGAGGGAACTCTTGTATATTGGCTGTCGCAAATTCGCCATGCCAAGCTGAAACATCCTGGGGCGGAAGTGACAATTCCTGATTTTCCCCATCCTTTTTCAGGGACTGGGACTTCCCATCCGCAGAGGAGCGATAAGAAGCTGGCAAAATCGCGTCCGCCTCCGCTCGATAGTACGCCCGGTACATTTTCCCAGACTGTCCACCGGACATCTGTGCGGTAAGCCAGCCTGACAAATTCAAGGGCCAAATTGCCCCTGGGATCGGAGAGTCCTTTCCGCAATCCTGCAAGGCTGTAGGACTGGCAGGGGGTCCCACCGACAAGCAATTCAATTTTTCCTTCATAATCATCCTTTGTTATTTTTGTGAAATCTCCCAGATTCGGAACAGTTCCACCGGAAGGAAATTCGGCAATCTGTTTTTGCCAGGTTACACGCTGTTTCCGGTCTTTTTCATTATCTGCCGAATCAGGATCAAGCGGGCGGAGCGGTTTTGTCGCTCCAAAACGGTGCATCAGTACCGCAGAGGGAAATGGCTCAACTTCAGCAAAAAACTTTGCCTTCCATCCGAGCTTTTCCCAGGCAAGTCCGGCAGCTTCGACACCGCTGCAAATACTTCCATAATCCATATTGAAAATCCTTTGTTTTTGTTCTACTCAGTTTCTTTCCCGCAAAGGTCGATTTACTCCCATTGATTTTGAAAAAAATTTGATTTTTTTCATTTTTTTCTGTTTTTCTGGATTTCAGATAGTTTCAGACCATGAGTTGGAAGTAACGGAGACACTGGTAAATCTCCAGTTTTCATTCTGCGGATATCCGAAAGACGCATTGCCGGACCGGACACGGCTTTACGGGTAGTCGCAATTCCGAACTCCGGCATAGTTGCTCCGAGCATAGAACCGCATACCGCACACCCGGCAAGGCAGTCCAGCCAATGGTTATCACTGCGTTCCGGACGGAGTTTCCACTCGTCAACAGTTCTGCCACGCCCGGTGGTTTTTACCCTGTATTCTGCAGTCAGGTGTTCTGCAATAAGTTGATGAAGCGCAGGGTGGCGTCCATAAAATGACAAACATCCCCGGTCACCCATAGGAACTGCAAGGCGGGCATGGATAAATGATTTCCAGAAGTTTGTATCAAAAATCACGTGCCGTATTGCTCTTTTGCCGACAACATTCGGCATCATCCAGTTGAACCCCAAACGGTCTCCGGGCTGTTTTCTGTATTCCGTCATCGGTTTGCTACTTGCTCCGACATAGCGTCCGTGTGCCGGAAAGAGAATGCCTGCCCACTGACTCTGACGGCAGAATTGGTAAACCACATCGGTACTCTGTCCCCAGTTGGCATCGATCATGGCTCTTTCAATTTTCAGCAATGCTCCGTCTTCCCGCTCCCATTCCCGGGAAAGCAGATCATCTGTCAATTCGGATAATGCTCCGTAAAGACAGCCTTCCAATCCGGCATTGGGAAACTTTGCCTGTATTGTAGGATTGGCAGATGACAGCGAGAAAATACGATTGTGTTGATCGGGCCATGCTCCGTACTCAATGACCGCACCGCTGAAATTTTCTGACCAGGCGGTGACGGCATAAAACAGAAGAGATTTCTGAATATCAATAAATGCCGTTACCCGGTCACACTCCAGCGGAATGCGTCCCTCTTTCAAACCGTTGACCTTGCTGGCGATCTCATCAACAGAGAGCATGACATCATCGCCCATATCTTCCGGCAGAGGTTCATTCTGATATTCACTCATAAATGCCGCTTCATCCTGAAACTTCAGATTCATGGCGTGCTGCAGAGCGGAAATCTCATCGTCATTGAACCGTGCCTCCCACTCCACAACCGCTCCTTCATCCATCTCCTTGCGGTGTTCTGCATAAAAATCTGTTGCCGCTTGGAAATTGCCATCAGTCCGCAGCGATTCTGCCCGGATATCAGCATACTGTTCCCATAGCTTCATGTTTTTTGGCATCGTATAAAGCATCTTTGTTTTTTCTCCGTTCCAGTCAGGATGAGTCTGCCGGTTGAGAATCGTATCTGCCATATCCCCGAGACGGATAATGGTACATGGCATGATGCCTGATATTTTCTGACCGGGTCCGGCGAGACCGAGAATATCTCCGGCAAGAACGCGGACTCTTTTTCTGGTCTGTTCAAGACTGCCTGCAGATTCGGAAGTCTGCGGGTCATCAATGATTACAAGACTGGGGCGGACATTTCTGCCGTCACTGCGCTTGTATTTCATTCCACGGATACGGCCGGTAATACCGGCTACCCGGACGATGATGCCGGATGCAGGACTTTCAGCAATAGTTGGTAAAACGATTTCATTGCTGGTCCAAGTGATCCGGGTTCTCTCACCTTTGTAGAGCTGTCCGGCACAGCGGTTGGCAATGCCGTCAAGGGCAGATATGGGAAAACAGACTTCCGGAAAATCCGCAACAAGATTGTCATTGATTTCCAATTCTGTTTTAATGCTTTCCAGCATTTCAAGTGCTGCAGCTTCTGTTGCTCCGACAAGGACTACAAATTCTCTGTGACCATAGAGCATAGACCATAATGCGGCACACTCGGTCAAGGTTGATTTCCCGGAGCCACGGGGCATTGCCAGTGCAAAAAGTCCGCCACGCAAAACTGCGGTTTCAATGCGGTTGATGACTTTCAGATGGTCATCACTCCAGGCAAGTGTAAAGTTGCCGGGAAAATAAGATTCGCAGAAGAGTTTGAAATCATTTCTGCACATTTCCTTGAGTTCCGGGTTCTCCACTTCCGGCAAATCACCGATATCCCGCCCCGCCAATGCCAAAGCAATATTCCGGTTGCGGACAGCATTTTTCTTTTCCTCATAGGTCTGCACAGGAGTATTCTGTTTTATAAATAACTGCTCACGCAACCAGGCGGCATATTTGAACAGATTTATACTCTGACCGTTATCATCGGAAATCCGGAATCCTGCTCTTTCTCTGTGACGGCGTAACTGCCGGTCATTCAGAACATCCCGCAACGGAGAAGAATTGATAAGCCGAACCGCTTCACTCGGCCGCAGTTTGGCCGGATTCATTGTCGCCATTACTGTGAACCTCCCTGATTATCCACGCCATATATTTCACAAGGCTGATAGTGCCGTCAGCGTTTATCGGCACTCCGCCGTCAATATCCTCCTGCAGCATTTCTGCTGTCATATCCCGGAATCCGGCCTTTTTGAGAAGCGTTACAAGATTTTCCCGGGACAAGGCAAGAGGATTAAGTTGTTTATCCATATAACATCCTCATAGTAAAGAATTAAGCGTTTAATATCAAAACTCCGCTGGCTATCTCCGGAATGTACGCTTTATTAACAGTAGAGCAGGATAATATGCTCATAGTCAACAATATAAGGAGATAGAAAATGAACGGAACATCTGAAATCAAAGTCGGCAGCAAAGTGATCCTCAAGGTCGGACGCAATGCGGTAGAAGTGGAAATCCTCAAAGCTATGGCGGATGGCGATGCCTACTGGGTAAAAAGCATCGCATCCGGCAAAGAGTTTATGATGCCAAGCGCACGCATCAAAGTTCCGACCGTCAGCATCGAGCCTGTCGCAGAGCCTGTCCCCGTTGAAGATGAAGCTCCGAACCCTGCGCCAGAATGCACCACCGCACCCAAGAAAGAGAAAAAGCTCTCCCTCATGGATGCGGCAGTGGAAGTTCTCAAGCAGAGCGGCGAGCCGATGAATACCCGTGAGATGGTCAAAGCCGCCACCGACTCCGGGCTGTGGATCCCCACGGACTGCAAAACTCCGGAGCAAACTCTCTACGGCAGCATCTTCCGCGAAATGAAAATCAAGGAAAATCCCCGCATCGTCAAGAGTTCGGTCAAAGGCAAATTTGAATATGCCGGATAACCGGACAAGCTCACCGGACAAGTAGCGGACAAGCTGACCCTACAAGTTCACCCTACAAGTAGCCGACAAGTACCCCTCAAGTTGAGGGGACTTTCTTTTTCCACGCAAAAATGCCCCACACGGCAAAGGCAAGCTGAACTACATCAAGTGCAGCTCTGCTGTATGTTCCCAGCCACAGGTCATACAGCAACCATGCCGTATTGCCGACAGCCCACAGCCAGAAGCAGAGACTGTTCTTTTTTACGTTGAGAATCGTTCCGGTCAGGCTCAATGCCGTAATGCACCAGGTAAATGCTGCAATCATGAAAACAATCCGTTTCTGCACATATCAGCAAAACGCGGTTCACGCAGACGGAACTCTTTGATGACTTCTGCCGGAGTAATCGTTTCACGGTAAGAGAGCAATTCATTTCCGGATTTGTCGGTAAAGACAACAAGGATTTCAGGAGAACCGATGCGGCAGGAGATGGCGCAGTGAACTTCCGGGCAGTCCGGATGTTCTTTGATGTAGGATACTGCTCGCGCTCTGGCAAGCAGATTAAGACTCAAATCCGCCTTCGTGCCATCCTTTGTCCACGGGCTGCCACCGCCAATTACGCAGTTACCGCCATAGAAATCCACCGCCAATTTTCTGCCGGTAGTTCCGCAATCTCCGATTGGACCGTGCTTCACAAATCTGCCCGTACCGTTGACCATGAGTTTGTAATCGCGGTTTCCGCCACAGCACCACTGCACAGCATTGGCAATATCCTGCGTACTGTGTTTTATCAGCATAGGAATGGCAACAACGATTTCCTCCGGCTTGCCGTCACGCAGAGTCACCTGTGTTTTGATATCAAGTCCGGCATAGCGGATGTCATACAGATGCTTGCCGATTTTCTTTGCCAGATACCAGTCTTCCGGCATATAATCCGTAGCCGGGGAGTTGACCGCCATACCGTGAAAGATGCCTTGGTCTCCATATCCGTCAGCATCTACCCCCTGGGCAATGTCAGGAGATTGCTGACCGATGTGTTGTGTAACGATAAGGTCATCACCGCAGATGGTATTTTCTTTTCCCCAGCGTTTCTGATACTCTTTGGTATAGCCAATCTGATTTACCGCAGTTCGGACAAAGGCGGCAATATCCTCCGGGGAGTAGTTGGCTTTGCTGGTAACTTCTCCGCCGAGAGTGACATGGTTATCTTTGATCTGTACTTCCACCGCAAAGCGGGTGTATGGATCACGGTCAAGGTAGCGGTCCAAGAGATAGCAGGAAATATAATCGGCGATTTTGTCAGGGTGGCCGAGAGAAACCCATTCAGAAGTTTTAAGCATGGCAACACTCCAATTGTTTGACATTGCTGTTTGTAATAAAATTGACAGCATTGGTGAAAATAATCTGCGGCAGATATTCTCCGAACAAGTCCATCTGATAGCCGACTTCTTCCGGGTTGCGCCTTTCAATGAGTCTGCCATTACCGGCAACATTTGCCCCCCGGCGGATGGTTGTCCGACGTTGACCGTTTGCCGGAGAAGTTGAACCGTACTTTGTTTTCGGGACAAATTGCGTGGCATATTCCAACTGCTGACGGAGAATACTGTTGCTTTCAATCAGCAGTTTGTACTGCTCTCCGATGGTTTCAATGAGGTTCTGCAATTTTTCAAGCGGAAGGTTCGGTGCGAGATACGCCCCTGTTTTGCGGATAGACGGCAGAACGTCATGTGTAACCCAGCGTTTGAATGCTTTTGCTTCAGCCTTGTTGCTACAAAGAATAGCATTATAGAGTCCTGCTTCATTTATAACTGTCATTTCTTGTTCGGCAGAGGGGGTACACACTTTTCGTGTACCCCTCTCATCTTCATCAAGACGTCGTACTAAGGTATAGGCATCTCGATACCCCAGAATTACAGCAACATCTTTTGCAACGAACCACGGCTCTCCGTCTTTTTCAATGATGCGGACGGGGTTTTCTTTGTAAAATTTCACGATTTCATTCATTTTCAGTTTTTCCTTTTTCATTGATTGCCGGAGTCAGAGATTCCCAGTCACAGCCTTCACCGTGAGTGAACTCTGCCCAGCGTTTGCGGATGACATCCACATATTTTTCATCCAGCTCGATCATACGGCATTTGCGTCCGGTCTGCTCACAGGCAATGAGCGTAGAGCCACTGCCACCGAAGTTATCCAAAACCAATTCTCCACGCTTTGAAGAGTTCTGAATCAGATAGACCAGCATATCCACCGGCTTCATTGAGGGGTGGACGTCGTTATGCTTGGGTTTGTCAAAATTCAGAATATTGGTCTGACAGCGGTCGGAATACCATCTGTGAGCAGCACCGGGTTTCCATCCATACAAGCAACTCTCTGATTGGTAGTGGTAATCAAATCTCCCCAGTACAAAAGCGTTTTTGACCCAGTAGAGCGTCTGATGCACTTCCAAGTCCGTATCTCCTGACGCCAGACGGAAATTGCAGGATTCGGAATCCGAGTGGAAGATATAGAATGCACTGCCGGGTTTCAGAACATCCGCAGCACAGGAAAATGCCTTGGTAAGAAATTCCCGGAATTTGCTGTCGGACATATTGTCATTTTGAATGGTCAGACCATTTGAACCTTCCAGAGCAACATTGTAAGGGGGATCGACCAGATAGAGATCTGCCTGCTCATCACCCATGAGTTTGGCAATATCATCCGGTACGGTACTGTCTCCGCAAAGCAAAATATGGTTACCGAGCTGATATTTTTCTCCACGCTTGCTCTTGGGGATTTCCGGGACTTCCGGAACAGCATCAGCTTCTGTTTCACCATCGGTCACGGTTTTGTCATCAGAGCCGTTGAGCATACGGTCAAGCTCTTCCGTATCGAACCCCAGGAGCGAAAGATCAAATTCAGACTCCTGCAGTTCCCGGAGTTCCAGAGGAAGCAATTCATAGTTCCACTCTGCAATCTCTCCAGTTTTGTTATCTGCAATGCGGTATGCCTGAATCTGCTCCGGAGAAAGATCCGATGCGATATGTACCGGCACTTCTTCCAGACCGAGCTTTTTTGCCGCTTTGAGCCGCGTGTGACCGCAGATGATGACCATATCCTTATCAACAACGATTGGCGCACGCCAGCCGAATTCACGGATGGAATTGGCAACAGCCTCTACTGCATCATCGTTGAACCGGGGATTTTTTTCATACGGACGGATATCCGTAATTTTCATATTGACAATTTGCATAAATGCCTTTCATAAATTAAATTTGAGTTCAAAATACAAGGACTTGAGTTTTCCACGGACGTTTGCGGAAACTCTGCTGGGGTCCGGGAGTCCTTCCGCCGCCCTCTACAGGGTTTTCCATAGGGGGGAACCGTGGCCCCGGGGGTGTTTCCAGGGCCGATTTTTGGGGTACGTGCTATTTTGCTCCGATTTCGGGCTGCGAAATAAGCATATATTAACGCCCGGAACGCCCCAAAGAACGCGCGCTATCGCAGATGATCCGCAATACCATGACAGACTCTGCGTTGAGCGTAAAACGCGGTGAACGCCCCAAACTTTGCGTTTATTGGATTTTGCTTGCTGCACGGTTCTTTGCTACCGCTTCACGCTCGGAAATGTAACGTAAAGTGAGATTGCGCCCGGAGCATACGGCACACTGGAACCATGATTCTGCCTGTTTGCCACGCTCATGTTTCGGCAACCATTTCATAGGAGTCCATTTCCTGCAGTGGGCGCACCAGGCAAGCGGTTCATTATTAGAGTTCTGCATATCAGTTGTTCCTTATGTGTTGAGTGTCATACTGTTTGCAGGGCGTTCTGCCTTGTGGCAAGTTCCGGACGATAGGTGCTGTTATATAATTCTTTTGCCTGCTCCTCATCTGCCGGATTTATTTCCGTTGGAACTGTATAAAAGAATTTCAACATTTCATCTCTCGGCCAAAAGTGCTTTTCCCCATCAAAATAGACGTGCCATCCAAGCTCTCCCGTGCGGTAGTCCAACAGCAACGGAATAAGCGTATCTGTGTAAAGTGTTCTGGTTGTTTTCCCCAGGCGGACTTTCTTTGCTATCTGCCGGAGACGGCCCTTATTGCTGATTTGATATCTCCCGGCAGTTGCGGGGACATCAATCCAGACTTCTTGGTATTTCATATTTTCTGCTCCATTCTTTGCGTTTTGCCAAATTTGCTTTTTTTCAGTCTCTTTTTTGCTTTTTCCGCTTTCAAAAATCCCCCGGCGTCACGGAAGCTCTGCCGCTTTGTAAAAAACCCTATAAAAGGGGGTTTTTTAACAAAGGACGGCAAAGCATCCTCCGTGGGACGCATCCGGACTTTTTTTGCAAGGACTTAATTGGGAGAAATGAGTTTCAGATTCCGCTTGGGGTTCTGGGGATCATTCTCATAAGATTCCCGCACCAGTTCCAGAACTTTTGCACAGTCAAGAATATCTCTGGCGTGATTCCTTGATGTATCCATTTTTGTTTGGATCAGTGCAATGAATTCTGTTTTTGGCATGGGCGTGGCAAGAAGAGCTGCTGCTTCTTCTGCTTCATCAGTGATATCTTTTTTCTCTGCCCGGGGGAGAACTTCCTCAAGTTTACCGTCAAGTGCATCGGTATCAAGGGACATATCATAGTTCCAAAGGGGATAGTTCCATCGCAGACCGATTGGCATGACCGGGGGAAAACTTCTTACCACGGCGTCCATCACTACGGCATCTTCTTCAGTGTGACGGCGTAAGATAATATGGGCGTCAGCGGCACGGGATTGAGAGCCAGCTCCTGCACCGACATCGGTGACACTTTTATTTGCCTGATTTCCTTTGCTGGTATGATGGATCAGGACAAACGCGCAATTAAGTTCAGCAGCATAACTGTCAAGACGGTTATAAATTTCTGCCATCTTCGCATTGTCATTTTCCTCCATTCCGGACGGCATTGCCCGGTAGAATGCGTCAATAATGATGAGTTTGAAACCATGCTCCTTGATTTCCTCCAGGCGTGATTTCAAGTCATAAATGCTCCGCAGGAATCCCCGCTGATTTTCCACGAACAGATTTCTCTGCACGATACTCATGGGATAGTTCCTGGCATTGATTACCTTTGGAATGCGGTTCGCCGATGTTTCCGGATGCAGCTCATTGTCAATAATCAGGACTTTTCCCTGTTCACACGGATATCCGAACCACGGAGATCCGGTTGCGACTGCTGCCGCAAGATCTGTTACCAGCCAACTCTTTCCTGTTTTCGGCGGAGCAATGATATTCATCGTTTCACCGATACGGAGAAGACCGTGGATCAGAACCGGTTTCATTTCCGGAAATTCCGTCATCAATTCATCCAGTGAACGGATAGAGCTTTGCCGGGGGTGCAAAGGTGCGGCAGAGCAGACTTGCGACAGGAATGGGGATAAGTTTACCAACGGAGTTTCCCTTGCCTTGCCGTAGCCGTATTGCAACAGTGTATTGGCGGCGGCGGTATAGTCTCCGTTATGTTCCAGGAGAGTATAGACATTGAACGGAGAATATGCCTTGTTCGGTTCAAAAGGATAAGCGTTTGAAGTGAAAACATAAAACACTCTGTCCTTAAGACTTGCTGACCATCCAGTGCCGCTTTTGTTCGGACGCCTGAAATACTCGTTGCCGTCATCCACCCGGACGGGAGTCCAGCCGTGGCAAATCAGCAGGTCACGGATATCACCGCGTTCATTAAAGTCATCCCCCGGTCGTTCTTCAAAGAGATCACTGTCGGTGATGTCAGGCGGTTCTTTTGCTTCGCCCTGCGTTTTCTCATTCAGAGAGTATGCCGCATCAAAAAGCTGCTTTCGTTCTTCAGATGATAAAATCTGTAAACTTGTAAACGCCGCCTGTTTAAGTGTATATCCCTCTGTCGGATAACAGAGAAAAAGACCGCCATTACCACGGGTTTCAATGAGAGTGACAAGCTTGCCGTCACGCTCTCCCTGGGCAAGTTTCAGATTACCGCATATCTCATCGCTGCAACGATATGCTGCATGGAAACCGCCGGAGGGAGTCTGCTCGATGACCAGTTTTTCATAGAGTTCCTGCGGTATCAACTCTTTCCATTTCGGAAACAGTTCACCGTGATTATCAAAGTCCAGGATTTCAAGATTACCGGAAATCTTACCGCAGATAAGGCAGATGGCATCGTGTCTGTTGGCAAACCAGGCTCGGATCTCAACATCCGTAGGAAGACGCTCTTGCCAAACTTTCCATTTTCCGACTGCCGGACATTTCTTTTCCCTGACAGCCGGGAGAACGGAAAGTTTTGCGGCAAGGTATTCTTCCGCAATTCCGGTTTCAATACTCACTTGCAGCATCTCCTGTTGAACATTTTAGAAAGGGGACTCAAGGTATCAAAGTACCAGTCGGCAAAGGCAGGAGTCGCTCTGGTCCTGGCGTTACAGAGCAGTTTGCAGACTTCATCATCGGTGACCAGTCGGACATTCTGAATGCCGCCATCAGTTTTCAGTTTTGCATATTCCCGGCGCGTATTGCCGAGACGGTTCAGAATCCGGTTGGGATTGTTGTATCCGAGAATATCGCAGACATCGCGGATAATGAATCTCAGTCCGTCATCATCAAGAACCATTCTGACTGCCTTATCACCATACATTGCTTTGAACATCATTTTTTCCATTGTATTATTCTCCTTGAACTCATTTTAGAAAGGGATCTCATCCAAGCTTGGCAGATCCTGCTGTTTTTCCGGATACCGGTATCCGATTATCTTCGGGTATTTTTCCCCTGAAACTGTTCTGACCGTTATGTGAGTCGGCCACTCCAATGCTCCCTCTGTGGCAAGCCATACTGCATCCTGGGCATCTCGCGGCAGGTCACATCCGGGAGCGTGTTTTCTCCACCAGCGGATAAATTTCTGCTTGACATATCCGCCATGCTCCGGGCATATCCATTCTGAAAAACTTTGAAGCATATTGATCCGGTATTCAATCTTCATCGTTCTGGGAGCGCCCGGTTCTGCATTCCGTTTCTCATGCACGGAATATCTGACAGACTGAACTGCATATTCCGTATCAGTGATTTCTCCGGAAAGAATCGCCACTTTGGCAGGAGCTGCGTCATGACCGATTTCCCGTTCTTCCGATTCTGCTTTTTCCTTAATAAAGGAGTGACCGCATACATGGCAGAGCATTGCTGCTGTCGGAACTACTTCCCGGCACTTGGGACAGGTTTTTCCCAAAGGCTCTTCTCGATCTGCTTTGGGTTCGACCTGTATTGAGTCCACTGGGCCGTGCCGTTCTATGTTGCCGCCGAAATCAAGGACAAGGCAATCCTTTTTATCCGGGTGCAAACGGAAACCTCTTCCTACCATCTGATAGTAGAGACCGGGAGATGCTGTCGGCCGCAGCAATACCACGCAGTCAATATTCGGAGCATCAAATCCGGTAGTCAGAACTCCGACATTTACCAGGAATTTGATTTTCCCTGCTTTGAACCGTTCCAGTATTTCTGCTCTGAACGATGGCAGGGTATCTCCAAAGACTGCTTCTGCAGTGCTGTCATGTTTACGGATGTGAGCCAGAACATTCTGTGCATGATCTATTGAGCAGCAGAAAATGATTACTGCTTTTCTTTCCCTGGCATAAGAAATAATCTCTGAACAGGCTTGAGCAACCAGATCTCCGGTATTCATAAGTTTATCAACTTCCGACTCAATAAACTCTCCGGCACGGACATGAAGTCCGGAGGCATCGATTTCCTGGCGTGAAGCCTTACTCCGCAAGGGGCATAAAAATCCTTGCTGAAGCAGTTCCTTTACGCCGACCTCAAAGCAGATTTTATTGAGAATATTATCCGGGGCGCATATCGGACCGCTGGTCAGGCGGTATGGGGTTGCAGTCAACCCAATGACGCGGAGTTCAGGATTGTGATCTTTCATCCGTCGCAGAAAGTTGCGGTACATCCCATCTCCCTTTTCCGGGATAAGGTGCGCTTCATCCACGATGATGAGATCAAATTTTCCAAAACCATCCGTATTTCGGTATGCGGACTGAATTCCGGCGACAATGCATTTATTGTCGGTGTCCCATCTTTTCAGTCCGGTGGAATAAATTCCGATATCGCACTCCGGGTAGACCGCATGGATTTTATCCACAGCCTGTTCCAGCAGCTCTTTTACATGGGAAAGGATCATCACTCTGCCATCCCATTGCTGTATGGCATCTTTTACAATCGTCGCCAGAATCGGTGTTTTACCTCCGGCTGTCGGAATCACCACGCATGGATTATCATCATAACGCCGGAGATAGTTATATACGGCATCAACTGCCTGCTGCTGATACTGGCGTAATTGCATGATCTTCACTCGCTCCGCAAGATGATTCCGGCGTCCAGAAGCCCCTGGGCGATTTCAGCACGGATAGCTCTGAATTTCGGACGGCTCAAACGGAGCTGACGGCGGATTTGCCAGTCAGTATATCCTTGTGTAAACATATAGCAGACCAGGCGGAGAGTATCATCATCCAGGCGGTCAAGGTAATCCCGGACAATCCGGCAACGGGTGGATTTGGTTTGGAAAAACATAGTCTTTGATCCTTACATATGCCCGCCCATCAGGACGGTGCGGTTCTTTTTTAACAATGTCAAGATGAACAATTTGAGAGTCATCGCGGAATAATCCGGCGTGCTGAAGAGTGTCCTGGAGACCTTTGAGCAAATTATCAAGGTCTCTTTTCCGCTTGTCGGGGGGATAAAACTCCGCATAGAGTTCTATCTCCCCGGTGAATTCCGGCAGAACACGGTCTTTCAGCATCCCCAGGACTGCTTTCCGGTAGGCGTGAGCTTTCCGGCTCAACAAAGTCCGGTGTCCGACATGGCGGTAATAAGTATTGTTACTTGGCGGCCATGGGAGATACAGTTCGCATTCCATCAGCGTTTCCATGGTGCGGTATTATTGTTTGCAACAGGCGGAGGAACTGCTTGAGCTTTGCGGACCGGGGTGGCAGTCTGCGGAGCGGCATAGCCCTTGATTTCATTTGACATCTCATCAGTGTCCGGATTTTTGACGCAGCGGACAGTGATGGTCATGGGCAGATCATGGAGCTGTTCAGACTGGAAGAGTTCCAATACACCGACTGCATGGCAGATGGCAGAAAGTTCGCTCTGGGCAACGGCAACCGCTTTCTGACTGGGGTTCTCAATGTTCAGGCGGGACCAGAGTTTGCGACCTTTGTATTCACCATCGATAATTTCAAAGGTGAGTTCAAGGTAACTCCCGGAACCATTGCGGGTGGCTTTGATGCTGGACTGCGAAATCACAGCCTGGTATTTCCCGGCAGGGATGGCATCAAATCCGGTGGACGGGGCGACATTGTTGGCATTGAAAGTAAGTGCAGGCATAGTTTTTTCTCCTTATTTTATGCGTATGCGATGACTTTTGTGTTGACGGGGGGCTGGGGATGGCATTTTCTGTTGGCACAAGCTGTTGGGCAGTGCAAATGGCAGAAGTAGGCATTACCAGTCCGGGGATTCATTGAAACGGAGCATTTTTCTCCGGCTCGGATGGGGTGATGGCAGCGGTCACACTCCACTTGGAAGTCCAGGGTAATAATCTGATTTTTCATAATTACTCCTGCACTCCGTTACGATAGGCGTCCAGAAATGCCTGCCAGGAAAGCGGCAGTTCTCCGGGAAGACCAAATCTGTTTTTTGCTGTGCAAGCCGGACCGCCAATAGTTTTGATATAGCGTTCTCCACCTTCCGCACCGATGGCAGATGCAATTCCACGCTCGGTATTGAATCCGGAAGTTTCTTTGGTCACCCGCAATTTTTTGCTGGCAAAGAAGACTCCATCGCACCACTCCACGATGAGAGCTGCGGCATTGGCAAGCAACCTCGGAGTGTAGCGGTCATAAGATGTATTTTCCGGATCTCGGAAAGTTTCCACCTTGGCATGAGCGACCAGGATCGGCATTATGCCACGTTTATCGCGGAGTTCCTGAAGCAGGTCAAGAACTTCTCCCCAGCGTGCCGCGACATAATTGTTGCCAGTTCCAAATTTTCCGGGAACACGGTCAATGGTCTTGACGCAGTATTCGCGGCAGATGTCCTCACAGATCAGTTTTTCAAGCCAGTCAGCAGAGTCGATGACTACGGTTTGAAAATCGTGCGGTTCATCGCGGAGAGCTGTGAGTTCTGCCAAAACCTCATCATAGGTTTTAGCAAGCGGGAACTTTTTGCAGTTGATCTCTCCCAGACCATCTTCGGTCTGAATAAAGATCGGGTTGGGAGCGGCAGCAGCGAAAGTTGATTTTCCGATTCCCTCCTGACCATAAATCATCAGACGGGGCGGCTTGCTTTCTTTGCCGGACTGGATAGTCTCAAGAATAGACATATTTTTTCCTTTATATTATATTGTTAGATGGAGTCGATAACGCGGATCTCTTCATAGCCGGTGGGCCAGAGAGAGTTTTTACGGCACTCATGCAGCCGTTCAATAGCAGCGATGTTTTCCACTTCTGCAAAATCCAGAGCTTCGGTTGAAATCTTCCAAACGCCGCAACGATAGGGTTCGCGTTTTTCCACAGCGATGACATGGCAGGGAACATTTTTGCCAAGGCGTACCCGGAGAACTGCCCGGTAGAAAGCCAGCTGATAACCGTAGCCGTAGCGTTTGAAGTCAGATTCAAACCATTTCAGATCATCGCAGGTCTTCAGGTCAATGATGCCGTAGCGGTCATTGTAGAAGTCCATTCTGATTTGGCACGGCTCTTTTGCATATTCAGCTCTGACCGTACCTTCGGCAAATCCGGTGGAGAGCAGTTCTGCCGCAAAGGGATGACTCAAAACTGATTTTTGCAGTTTGGAGATGAATCCGAAATCCTCTCCGGAGATGACATCTCGGTCAAGACCGCTTGCCCATTCCGCATACGCCTTGGTGCTGCGCCCATAGGCATTGCCGGTTTTCGGATTTACCGGACCTTCGGAAACCATGAACTCACGGTCAAATTCCTGCTTGCCTTGCAGAATCAGAGCGTGAGCAGCTCTGCCGATGGTGAATGCCGAAGATTCGGACTCTTTGACTTCCCCCTGCATCTTTTTGAAGTAGAGCTGGGGACAGGAGCGGAAATCGCCGAGCAGATGACTGCTGAGAAATTTCCCGGCTTTTGACGCGGCATGATATTCATTTGCCGGAACGTCAAGAATGATGTTTTTGATGTTTTCCATTGTGTACCTCTTAAGGTTCAAATTTGTCTCTGCCCAGTTTCTCTCCCGGAGGTGGTCATTTAGTTCCACCGTTTTTGAAAAAAAATGGATTTTTTTTGAATTCTTCCTGGATTTGAGCGAAAAGACGGTAATAACTGGTCTTGGGAATCTGAAGCATCTTCCGGATTTCATGATGTTGATATCCTTGCATTATCAAATCACAGATCTGCTGCGGAATATCTGCAAGTCTGGAAACAATCTTCCGTACTTCTGCAAGCGCTTCTTCCCGGCGTTCTTCAGCTTCAGAAAGCTGATTGCAATACACATCGAAAACGGTAATGTCTCCGCTTTCATCACTTTTTACCTTCTCATCCAGTGAAATGGCAGGGGCATCCATTCCATGTCGCATCCGATAGCGGAAAATTCGGCTGCGAAATTGCTTTACCACGGCTTGGGCAAAGGTGTAATAACTGCATTTTTCAGGATCGTAGTTGGGGGCGGCTTTCACTACTGCCAACGAGATTTCCTGACAGATATCCTGAAAATCATCTTGGGTCAGATTGCTATGTCCAATCATAGCGCTGGCAGTGGCTTCAATGTGCTTGCGGACTTCTTCCGGGATCGGATCAGCGATGACGGAAACAACTTTTTGTTTTTCTTGCATAGGACAACTCCTGGTTCGTGTTTCCCGGAACCTCGCACCGTGCGCTGTTCCGGCACAAACCGGCAGTTGTTTCCACAAATCAACAGAAGAATATCAAAAAAGTTGTATCTCATTGAATATCAGCGTTAAAATTTTTATGTTTCCATTTGTTTCGTTTCCGTTTTTCGGCAGAATGGAAACTTGCTCTGGAAACAAGGGCAAAAAAAATCCCCCGGGTGATGAGCCCGGGGGCAAGGAAAAAGGCCTGATCGTCAGACCATAGGATAGCCGAACATTTTTTCTTGATCCTCCCATGATGCGGGGAGTGGTTGTATCAATTTTGTCAGAGACAGTCCAGATGGCGCAGTGCCGTTGATAAAACTCCGCACGATGCGGGGAGAGACATTATTGAGCCGGATGGTTCTGGCGATGTAGGAGCTATCCATGCCGAGGTGTTTAGCCAACTCCAAGGTGCTGGAAAAAACTCCTTCATCGATCCATTGTTGCCACCGCCGAGCCTTGGCGAATGCGGCAACCGTCCGGATATCAATTTTTTTCTCCTGGGCGTCAAAGATTCTGGTCCGCCCGGACTGCCGTGTCAGCTTTACCTTCAGCGTAATTTTAATGTTACCATTCTTCATCAGGCTGTACTTGCTCATTTTCAAATTCCTCATATATTGATTGGATTCCGGCGGTCTTGACTTCTATCTCAAGGCTCTCGCCGTATACAGTTACCTTATCGATCATCAGATGGAGCAGTTTCTGCCGCTCGGCTGGATACAACGCATTCCAGAAATTACCCATATCGGAAAACTGCTCATCAAGCACTCCGGCGGCAATACCTTGCTGCCGTATCAACTGTCGGAATGTTTCTGACCGAAAAATCTTGCCAAGCTCATCCATTACAAGTTTTTCGATGTCAGAGCCGGGGATGCGGTGGACGGGGCAGTCTGCTTTGCCGCGTTTGGAATCTTTTTGACATATATAATAGTAGTATTTCCGCCCATCGCTCTTTCTGGCATAATGTGGCATCATTGCACAACCGCAGTGTCCGCATCGCAGTATGCCCTTCAGCGGAGCATTTACTGACTCGCGAGTCTTGTCCCCCTTGGGGGTGGCGGCATTGATTTTCAGCAACCGCTGAACCTCATTCCATGTTTCCATTGGTATTATGGCTTCATGCTCTCCGTCATAAATCTGCCCTTTGTACTCTACCTTTCCGATGCAAGCATAGGAGTTCAGTTGGCGATAGATATGGGAAGTGTTCCATTCCCGCCCTGTTCTTATTCGTAACCCGTTGCTGTTCAATTCCATAGCAATCTGCTTGGGGGACTGTATTTCAAGGTATCGCTGAAATATGCGTTTCAGTACCTCTGCTTCATCCTGTCGGATAACCATTTTCTTGTTTTCTGATTTGTAACCGTATGGTAATGTGCCACCTGCGAATTTCCCCTGCTTCCGTGTCGCAGCCATCTTGTCCCTGATTCGGTCCGCGATAATTTCCCGCTCATACTGTGCGAATGTCATCAAAATGTTGAGCATCATTCTGCCAGTGGAGCCGCTCGTGTCGATTTGCTGAGTAACGCTGACAAAACTCACTCCATGTTTTTCAAATCTGCTTTGCAGTTCGGCAAAATCCACCAGGGAGCGTGACAATCGGTCAATTTTGTATATGACCACCACATCAACATTTCCTGCTTCAATGTCAGCCAGCAGCTCCTTGAGTGCCGGACGTTCCAGCGTACCGCCGGAGAATCCTCCGTCATCATACCGCTTGGGCATCAGCTCCCAGCCGTTGAACTGCTGACTTTGTATGTAGCTTTCACAGGCCTGACGCTGGGCATCCAGACTGTTAAACGCCTGATCCAAACCCTCTTCGTGGCTCTTGCGGGTATATACCACGCATCGTTTTTTCTGTTGCTCCATAAATTATACTCCGAAAAATCTTTTACCGTTCCAGTGGGTTCCTGTTATCTTTTCCGCTATGGCCGAGAGGGAACTGTAGGTCTCTCCGCCATAGATAAAAGTTCCGGCTTCACCAACCGTGACTTCATAATTCTGCCCTTTGTATTGCCGGACGAGCCGTGTCCCCGGCAGAAATGTTTTCAGCGTTTTACCGCTTTTGCGGTCACGGCATTCCTCTTCATCGGCAATCCGGTCAAGGGTGGCAAGTTCAGAATCCGTAAGTCCACCGCAGATATTTTCCTGCACCCTGTACTGCAGTCTCCGTTTGATGGTCTCTGCGTTGTTGATTTGGATGTCGAAGCCGAACTCCGCCCGGAACATATCCTTGAGTTCCGAGATGTCAGCGGCGTCAATCAGTGCCAATTCAGCCTGAATATTAGTTTTTTTCATACAAATTAACTCCTTCGCTGTCCACATAATTAAGCGTGCTTTCGTCCTGATATCCAGTCTGTTTTCCACTATTACGCCTTATAACTGCGATAATTAAGCGCACTGCCAGACCGATGTTTTCCGGGATGTCTCTTTTATGAGTCATGACTATTCTCCTGTGTTGATGTCTCTAACAAGTTTCTCTCCCGGAGATGGCGGTTTAGTTCCACTTTTTTTATTTTTTTTCTTGATTTTTTCAAAATGTGTAGTATTTTATCAATATGATAGCAATAAAATGCATAGAGGCATGAAATTAAACAAAGGATAGATATATGGCAGGTGGCAGCAAAGCATTGGGCGACAAGATTCGCACCTTGAGAGAAGAGAAACGGGCAACAGATCCCGGCAATTTCTCCGGACGGCAGTTTGCCATAGCCCTGGGAATCAGCCCTACTTATCTTTCCAAAATCGAAACTGGGGAACTCCCGGCAAGTGCCGAACTGCTCAAATCAATGGCTCTGAAATTGGGGACCAATGTTGATGAATTACTTGCTCTCGGAAATAAAATCGATCCGGAGCTGGATACTATCATCAAGGAGAAACCGCAAATAATGGCGGATTTTCTCCG